TATCCGTATTTCTCCAAACATCATTTGGGTCATCAGTTACAACACCCCCTACCTCTGGAACCAAGTCCACCATTGCTATTCCATCATCTTCAGGCTCAAGAGGGCCAACAAAAGGCCCAGATATATCGTCCACTGTTATTTCATTTTTTGTAGTGTCAGCAAATACATCTTCTTCTGGAAGTTGTTGACCAAAAGCATCATAGCCAGCAGCCATTAAAGCTGAATCCACAACATCTCTAGGTATGCCTAACATCTGTGTAACAACATCTGAACTAAAACCAGACTCTCTTAAAAACTCCGCAGTTACATCTGCCTGTTGCTCTGGGGGTACAAGTTCTTGTATTTGAGACAAGACCATATAGGCGTTATCAGCTAAAGATTCGGCAGCCTCAAAACGGCCTTCCATTTCTTCTTGTATTGTTTTATCTCTAAGTACGGGGAAAGCGCCGCCTAATAAAACTTGGTCAGCGTAGGTCATTCCTCCAGAAGATAGAGTGTCTAATGACTGATTAACTGGAGTGCCAGAAAGGTCTGTAAAAAGGGAGCCGCCCATAGCAGCCTGCTGTTCAAGTGCAGCGAGTGAAATATCAGACATTACTCTTCCTCAACCATGTTAGTCAGCATATAGTGAGCGTTGTATTGCAAAATCCCTACTAAATATACTGGGTCTAATCCTTGCTCTATCTTTTCTAAGCACCACTCATAAAGCTCTGCGTCTGCTTGTTCGGCAATAGAGTCCATCTTGTTTATAGGAAACTCTATAACTTCCATTACTCTTCCTGGCAAACTGGGTTCCATGCAATAATTGGAACTAAAGAAAAAAGATTATCTATAGTAGCGTCAATGTTTCTAGCTGTTTGTAGAGGACATAAAGCCTCTTCAGCTTCTCTAGCCTTTTCACCTATTTGTTCAGCATTGAAAGAACTACAGCCCACAAACGTAAAAAGAATAACTAAACCAAACAAAACTCTTATCATTTAAATAACCCCTTTACCCACTGATAGCTTCTTACTGGAGTCCACATAACCCACTGGCCTACAGGGTGTACATTACAAACTGCTAATGCTTCTCTGAATATCTTATCTGCCACTCTCTGGTCTATACCGTACATATTCTGCACTGCCTCACAGCATAAGTAGTCGTGCACTATTGCAGCCTTGCGATTCTTGGCATTTGCCACTGGAACAAGCCATCTCATTAACCTTGGCACACTGGCTAGGTCTGTAAAGAATCCGTGAGGAACAGTAATAGTTTGGTTCAATGTATCGCTGTGATACCTAAAAGAAGACAATAATCTCCAGCCTTTATCTACAGGTTCCATAAGTAGAGTTTGGTCTACAAAATAACTCATATCATATCCCCAAAGGAAAAGTAGGCTACAACTGCAATCCAAAATAACCTTTCAGCAAAAGCAACTGATGGATGAATCTTTGATAGCTTTTCATCCATTGAATTAACTTGCTCTTCTATCTTGGTCTGTCGGCTAAAGATTGTAGTAATCCTTTCCTCAACCCTGGCAAGAGATACAATTGCTTCCTGCAAGTCATCTATCTTGCTTTCAATCCTTTCAATTCTATTTTCCACTAGAATACTCTTACATCTTCATTTAGAGTTTCTTTAAAAACAGGCTTACAATAAGTTAGGTCGCCTTCTAATCTGCCACTGTGCATATTTAACTTATTAGCAAAGTGGTTGCATCTGCTCAACTCAAAAAAAGCTATAGGTATTATTTCTGGTAAACCACCTATAATTATTGCAAGAGCAAATACTTTCATTTAAACAATCCTAACCTTGAGGTTAGCCGCGTTGGTTGACGTTATCCTAACCTTATTCTGAGCAGGAGCATCGTAGGTGTAGTCAGTGCCTAGTATTGCGCCTTGGTTCAGGACGTTGGCATCATAGTTAATCGCCACACCATCACTGCTTGGAACCGTACTGCCACTAGACATGTTAAAGATAATTGCTAAGTCTAGGTCATTAGCTAACGTAAAGTGGTTGGCATCAGGGATAGCGTCTAGTTGAGTCTTGTCCATTTGGTTTACTGGCACAGCCACAGAAGGAGATAAATTGTACTCATACAAATCATCATTGCTTCCGTTTACAATATAAAGCTTCCCACCAGAATCTCCCGCCCAAATTCCTGCTGCTGCTGCAATTTCTGAACCTATGTTTGTACTAACTGAATCATATAACAAAGTAGAAATGTCCCAAGCAGTCGACATAGAGTACTGGTAAACAGTTGAACTTGCCGCAACATAAGCTAATGTGCCATCAGATTTAATCCATAAGTTTTGTATTGATGTTTGTAAAGAAGATTTAGTTTGAGAATAAGATAGTGTTGATAAATCCCACGCAGCAGATAATGTATACTCATATATTGCAGAAGCTGCGCCATCTCCAAGAAACATCTTTGTTCCGTCTGTCTTGAAAAACAACCCATACGGCGAAGATGTTTGAGAAGATAAGGTTTGACTAACAGAATCGTAACTAGCCGTTGAAACGTCCCAAGCTGTAGATAAGCTATACTGAAAAATTGAACCGCTAGTATTTCCGCATACATACATTTTAGTTCCATCAGATTTAAAGTGTAATCCTCTTGGATTTGCCTCTTGGCTTCCGATATAAAATGATTTGCTTGCATAGGATGCGGTTGATAAATCCCAAGCAGTGCTTAATGTGTACTGATAAACACTATCTCCTGATCTAGCTACGACATACATAGTTAAGCCATCATCTTTAAAATACATATTAGCAGGAGATGTTGATTGGTCTGAAATCGCAATTAAATTTCCTGTATATTCTGCATTAGCTAAATCGTATGGTGTGCTTATAGAAAGAGCCATAGCCTCAGCCAACGTAGCTAACTCTGTGTTAGTCGTACCGTTTACCCAAGTCTCTAAAGCGTATGTAGCGTTAGAGTTGTACTGCCACGTTCCTGAGTTGTTCCTGACTATGCTTCTCTCACCATCAGTGCCTTTAGCAACCTTCCACGTTGTACGGTCATCAGTAGATACGCAGTAGTAGATAGCACCATTACCAGCAGCTTCATCTGCTGTCATAGAGTTAATGTCAGTCCAGTAGGTAGTGTCTGTGGAGGTTGTGGTGTGGGCTGCGTGGTAGCCTGATGGAATGTAAGAAGACTCTGTAGAGTATCTGTAAATAGTGTCGGTTTGTTCTCCAGTAAAATACATTTTTTTACCATCATCAGCGAACGCAAGTCCTGTTGGCTGAGTGTCTTTACTTTGTATATTTAACGAATTACCAGTTGGCGATAATGTTGAAATGTCATAGGCTGTTGACATCCTAAATTCCACAATAGATTCTGGCGCGGAATCACTTACGACAAACAGTTTGGTTCCGTCTCCATTAAATCTTCCAGACTCAGGCGCACCCGCTCCATTACTAGATAAGCTATACGACACTGAATCATAAGACGCTGTACTTGCTAACCACGCTGTAGATAGTGAGTATTGAAATATACTTTGTTGGTCTCTTCCGATGACAAACATTTTTGTTCCATCATCGTTAAAACCTACGATTTTTGGGTCTGTTGCTTGGGAGCTAACATTTGCATTACCTACCTGTGTTTCAGTGTCATTTAAAAATGTCCAAGCGGTACTAACATCATATTGATAAACTCTATCGTCTGTATCTTCAGATATATAATAAGATGTTCCATCTGGCTTCCAATAAATATCACCGGGAAGACCTGTTGGTGTAGGTACAGCCCAAACGGTTGTCATTGTGGTCAGGTCATAAGGCGTACTCATTGTAAATTCTTCTATATCGTTTCCCGAATTTCCTAATAACCAAATTTTAGTACCGTCATTTTTTACATATATTCCTTCTGGAGTGGTATCAAAACCTGAAATAAGTTTTGAATTACTATCATCTGAAGCGGATGACAAGTCATAGGTTTCTGATTTACCACTCAACTCCAAGTCACCATCAGTCGTGTTAAATACAACGCCGTACATCTCCCAAGAGCCTGATGCTACTTGAGCGTATGAAGTAGGAGCAGTAGTTTGTGTAAATGCACCAGCGGTAGAAGTTAAAACAAATGCACCGCCGTTAGCTTCAATAGTCTTGCCTACGTCAGCAGATGCAAATGAGCCAGAACCTAATGCAACTTTTGATATTGCAATGTCGTACTCGTTTACGTCATCTCCAGTCGTGCCCACGATAAACATTTTGCTGCCAGAGGTATCAAACGCTACTCCTCGCGGCACTGTTTCTTGTGACGAAAGGTCTAGCTCTTGAGTAAATGAGGCTGAGCTTACATCAAACCCTGTGCTTAGTGTGTATTCATTAACAGCAGGAGATTGCCCAGTAACAAACATTTTTGTGCCATCTGTATTGAAGGCCAGCCCTGTGGGAATTGTCTCTTGACTTGAAACACTAAAACTATCAACGAAACTTGCAGTTGACACATCAAATCCAGTTGATAAAGTGTATTCGTTAACGTCATCGCCTGATGAGCCAAGAACAAACATTTTAGTGCCATCATTATTAAATGATATTGCTTGTGGCCCTGTTTCTTGTCCACTAACAGAAAAATTTTGAGAATAACTTGCAGTGCTTACATCAAATCCTGTTGATAACGTGTATTCATAAACAGCAACACCATTAAGTCCTACCACAAACATTTTTGTGCCATCGGTGTTGAAAGCCAAACCCATTGGGAATGTCTCTTGAGCAGAAACACTAAAACTGTCAACAAAGCTAGCTGTAGAAACATCAAATGCTGTTGAAAGAGTGTATTCACCTACATCATCACCTGTAGCTCCTAAAATAAACATTTTAGTGCCATCAGTATTGAAGGCTATATCTGTTGGGTCGGTATCTTCGGAAGAAACACTAAAACTATCAACAAAAGAGGCTCCAGACACATCAAACCCAACAAAGTCCAGAGTAGTCGCAGGAGCAGTGTTATACCTCGTGTAGTTCTCCGAGGATGAATTCACATCCCACGCATTATTAGTAGTTCCTGTCTGAGCCACTTCTTTAGTTACACCAACAACAGGAGACAGCACATTACCCGACAAGGTAATCGTAGATGTTTCGCCTGCGGAGTATGTCTTGGTTTGAGTGCCAGCGGTCACACTTACGTTAGATATTGCCGTGGCATTAGTGGCTACGTTAGTAGTAAGCGTATTAAGTTGAGTCTGAACTGCGCTTGTTACACCATCTACATGGCCTAACTCTGCTGCTGTTAATGTGGCAGGGATACCGTCTAGCACATTTAACTCAGTAGCGTTTGCTGTAAGGTCGGAAATTTGACTTACTGTAACGCTAGTTGCTGTAGGTGCTACATTTGCCCAAGAAGAGCCGCTGTATACCTTCATTACATTAGAGGAGGTATTGAAATACAAAGCTCCAGCTATTAATGCATCGCCATCATTATCAACTGTTGGGTCACTAGACTTAGCACCTAGATAACGGTCATCAAAAGAGTCATAACTAGCAGCCGCAGATGTGGCTGAAGTGGCTGCATTTGAGGCAGATGTAGATGCATTTGATTCGCTAGTAGAGGCATTTGACGCGCTGGTTGCAGCAGCCGCAGCACTAGTTGCCGCAGAGGTAGCACTTCCTAATATACCGTCTACATACCCTTTACGAGTTAGGTCATCATCAGCAGATGGTGTGGCTGTAGAAGTAGCCTTATTAGAACCTAAGACTATGTTGCCAGTCATAGTGCCGCCAGCTAAGGGCAGCATTGTATCGGCATAGGCTTTAGTAGCTGCGTCTGTGCTTACCGTGGGAGTGCCAAGACCTGTAATCTTGTTTGTTCCCATTGCTATAGCACCTGTCATGGTGCCACCAGCTAATGCGAGTTTTGTAGCTATCTGATTAGTAATTGTGGTTGCAAAGTCAGGGTCATCACCTAACGCTGCTGCTAGTTCGTTTAAGGTATCCAGCGTACCTGGAGCAGAGTCAACAAGACCTGCTACTTCTGTGTCCACATAACCTTTAGTTGCTGCGCTTGAAGCGGCCGTAGGGGTGGCTAGGTCAGTTAGCTCTGCTGCATTAAAATCAACAGTCCCATTTAATACAAGGTTGTTAAGTGTAGTCGTACCACTTGAAGCAGTTACATTACCTGTTAAATCACCAGTAACATTACCTGTTAAATTACCCGTTACGTTACCAGTTACATTTCCAACTAAAGCTCCGGCAAAATTTGTATTAGCGGTTATTAACGTGCCAGTAATAGCTTGGGGCGTAGAGCCACCAACTACTACTCCATTTACTGTTCCGCCTGTTAATACGGCATTAGAAGAGTTAAGACTTGAGTTAGCGGTAACTGTACCAGTAGCTGTAATAGCTCCAGTTGTAATTGAAGATGGATTAGTTCCAAGCTCAATAATTACTGCACTGTTGTTCTCAGTAAACAGTCTCTTGTCTGCGGTATTTACAGCAAGCTCACCTTGAACTAAGTCTGAAGCCGAAGGTACGGCTGACGAAGTTGAGGAAAACTTAGTAATAATTGTTGCCATCTATTTCACCACTTAACTTTATGTGACCAGTACCGCGCACTTAATTTAGACGGGTTAGAGTCTTGTGCATTGTGTCTAGCATAATAAGACTTCCTCCTCGCCTTATCTTTTGCCGTCGTTGGGTTTTTGCCAGCACCTTTAACACCCTGCTGACCAAAGCGAATTGTTTTGATTTCATCACCAACCTTAGCTACAACAACGTGGCTTTTAGTAGGATGATTAGGAGTCCTCTTAGGTTTGTTAAAACCAGAGACACCTGCTCTTGCTAATCTTGGGTCTTTCTTTTTCATAATAAGAAGTCAGGGGGCCGAAGCCCCCCAACCTATCCTAACTTATACGTCAGGGACACAAAGGATGAAGCCAGCCTCTGGGCGATGTGCTTGAACACCATAAAGGGTGTCAGCAGTGTACAGAGTTGACAAATACTCTTGCTTGTACTGAGTTTGTGAGCGAACGCTCATTTGCTCAGCCAAGACAAGGGCATCTTTGTGGATGAGGTAAGCACCGCGAACATCCGCAGTACCAACAGAGTTGGAAGTTGCGTCTTCAATGAGAGGGCAGTTAGAAGAGACATAGATGTCAATTCCATAAACTGAACCAATCAAACCAGACTGGACAGTTGCACCTTCACGGAAGTCAGCAGATACATAACGCTCAGTACCCATGATTGCAGAACGCAGCGCAGGTGGAATGATAAATGCGCGGTCAGTCATAGGAACATCAGCATCATCCATACGCTTAATCAACGCACGGAAGCCAGCATCTGTGAATACGTCTGCTGCTACAACAGTGTCGTCAGTGTAAGCAGTCAAACCATTAGAAGCGTCAACAAAGAACGTGTTTGCACCTTCCCATGCAGTACCAGTACAAGTACCAGTAACAGGAACAGTCAGGTCAAAAGTACCAGTACCAAAACCAGTACCAGCGCGGAACAGGTCATCATCAACCTGCTTAGCAAGAGCGTAACCAGCATCTTCAGTGTAGAACTGACGAAGTGAGGCAAGAGCCTGTACTTCAACAATGTCTTCAATCAGACGAGAATACTCGTAGTGACGGTTAATGGTAACAGTAGTTTCACTTTCCAGATTAGCCTGCATAGTTACAGCAACAGCTTCTGCCTTAGCATTAGCGGAGCCGCGAGTAGGCTTAGGAAGGTGGATAACATCACCCTTGTTGCCAGACATTGTCATAGTCTTAACAAGAGGAGCCATCTTCAGAGATTTTTGATATGCAGCAATAACTTCATCGGACCATATTTCAGGTACAAAAGTTCCCGCTGCGGTTTTGTCTACGGTTGCGTTTGCGGTAAAAAACGCACCAGAAGTTTCATTAGCCATGTTTAATTTCCTTTATCTTACGCGCTTCTCCGCATAAGCCCGACGAATTTCGGGTTCCATGCTTTGATAACGCTTAGGGTCGGTCTTCATAAGTTCAATAATATCTGCCCTTCGATAAATCTTTTTAGATGGGGTTTCAGAACTACCTTTAGCCCCACCAGTAGAAGCCTTCTTAACAGCATCCTTTCTAGCATCTTTCTCGTCTTGAACAGCAGTTTGTGACATCTGCTTAATCTGTTTCCATTGAGAAAACAAATTGTCAGCAGCTCTACTGTCATACTGTTGGTCAGCACGAGTTAGAAGCTCAATGCGAATCTCATCACTCTTTACCCAGTTAATAAAATCTGGGCTTTGAATAATCTCTTGCGCGTCTGGATGTTTGTTAATTAACTCCTGCTTAGCTTGGTCTTGTCTAATCCGTAGAGTATTTTCTTGAGCCTCCCTAATAGCAGGGTGGTTCGCAATCTTACTTTCTACAGCTTTGTCAGGGTCAGCAAAAAAATCTATCTCTTCAGCAGGTTCAGGTGCTTTTGTTTCCGACTGTTTAAGAATGAAGTTATCTACTACCTTTCGTAATTCTCCAACTTCAGCGCCTTGACTTCCCAATCGGCTTTCAGCTTCTTGGTGCATCTTAGCTACTTCAGCTATCGTCTTACCTTGGTACATTGGTGCAAGTTCTGCTTCCCCTTCCGAAGTGGTTACTTCTTCTTGGACAGGTTCTTCCACGCTATTTACTTCATCTACCTCTACTGGGTCAATTAGTGTTGCCATTATTAAACTCCGTTAAGACCGACTATAGCTACCCTTCTGGACTATTGTTCGGCTGCCTTACGTTCTAATGCCATCTTCTGCTCTCTGGAACGAACCCACTTGTCTGTTGCACCTGGAAAATGTCCAGAAGCGGGGTCGAGACTACACCTGACAGCAGGGATGACTCGCGTTGCTACCTCATCACATTGAGGACAATCAATCTGTGTAGTTTCACGTGAAACAAGCTTTTCATTTACATGAGCATACTTGCACACAAAATCAAACAGAATCATTGCTATCCTCTATATAATGTTCAACGGTAGACTCCATATTAAGCATGAAGGCAAGGATATTTAATTGTCCTTTACGGAAATGTAAGTCCTTGTTGTCCTTCGTTACTTCTACAGAATTTATTTGGATGGCATTATTTCTAAGCTCATCCATTAATACTTTCCAGCCCTCTGTACGAAACATATCTTTAAGAGCTTGGTAATACTTTTCTTCCTCTCTTTCCACCCTTTGACTCCTTATTAGCTTCCTCTAGCTTTTGGATTCTTTCTTCTAAACCTTTAATGATTTCGTTAATCTGATTTAGAATGTTCTGCATTTCTACGTTAGTAATCATTGTGTCAAAGTCTTAGCTGTTTCCAGGTTAAGCCTTCTTTCCTCCAGTAGTTTGTCAGTTACTTTCATTCGCCTTTCAAACTCTTTGTCGTCCTCATTGCCAGCCTTTAAGTTAGTGGCAATAGCCTTAATCCTGTCGTTCTCAAGTTCAACAGGAATAGCTTTAGTCTCTTGAGCAATCTTCTCAGCTCTGGCTGTAGATTCAGCCGCTTGCCCGTTAAGGGCGTTAGTCTGAGACTGCTGGAACTGTAGCTGTACTTGTTGTGCTATTTGAGCTGCTTCCTGTGCTTCAGGATTAGGCTGTGAGGCTTGTTGGATAACCTGAATCAATTGCTCCCTATTAGAGATGTTCATGTTATCTATAATGGACTGTATTAAAACTGGGTACAGAGGAGAGTCTGAACCCATAGTTTGTAACAGTTGTACTAATTGAGTTACTTCATATTCCCTAGCAATAATCCCCAAAGAGGATACGACTTCAAACCTGTAATCGTTAACAGGGTAGATTTCAGGCTCAAACTGCATGTACCTGTGTGCTACTTTTGTTACGAATGGTATCAGAAAAGACTCTTGGAAGTTAATAAGAGTCCTTTTGTGCCTCTTAATAATCGCCCCAAGGGACATAGAAATCCCCGCAGCGGTAGCTTCACCGTTAATAGAGCCAGGTATTCCAGCAGAATCTATAGCTCCGGTAGCTGTTTGTACCATCTTCTGGAGTTCAGAAGCCTGAGCAAAAGTAATCTGATTAACTGTACCAAAGTTAAAAGGATGTAAGACTTCTCTTGGGTCGCCATTGGTTAGTATTGTTTTACCAGGACGGACTTCTGGTCTTGCACCCCTTGGTAAACGAGTGGCATCCATAGCCATCATAGGGTGTACAGTTAATGCTAGGGCATCTATTCTGGCCCTCAATTCAGCATCTAATGCCTTTTGTGAGTTATATCCTTTCTCACATACACCCCTACCCCAAAATCTTCCTGGAACTATATCCCAAGGAAAGGCTACGACAGGTCTATCGCCCATCATGTAGGGGTTTCGTTCTACTTTAAGTAGAGTTCCACCGTTAGCAATAACAATAATACATTCAATGTAATGACCATCTTCCTCTTCAATCTCAAAGTCTTCTTCATCTTCTACGAGATATTTAGGGACTAGACCGTAGTATTTAGTAAGACGAACCTTATTATCAGGTTGGTCAATTAACTCAGGGTCAGGGTCAAGGTCGGTATCGTTATAAGCTAGGGTGATGTCAACGTCCTTGTAAACACCACTTTCTTGTAGGAGTTCTACTTGGTG